GTTGCTCCTTGCGCTCCTTCGGCTCCTGTTGCTCCTTGTGCTCCTTCGGCTCCAGTTGCTCCTTGTGCTCCTTCGGCTCCAGTTGCTCCTTGTGCGCCTTGAATACCAGTTGCTCCTTGTGCTCCTTCGGCTCCAGTTGCTCCTTGTGCTCCTTGAATACCAGTTGCTCCTTGCGCTCCTTGAATACCAGTTGCTCCTTGCGCTCCTTGAATACCAGTTGCTCCTTGTGCTCCTTGAAGACCAGTTGCTCCTTGTGCTCCTTCGGCTCCTGTTGCTCCTTGTGCTCCTTCGGCTCCTGTTGCTCCTTGTGCTCCTTCGGCTCCTGTTGCTCCTTGTGCGCCTTGAATACCAGTTGCTCCTTGTGCGCCTTGAATACCGGTTGCTCCTTGTGCTCCTTGAATACCAGTTGCTCCTTGCGCTCCTTGAATACCAGTTGCTCCTTGTGCTCCCTCAGCACCGTTTGCTCCTTGCGCTCCTTGAATACCAGTTGCTCCTTGTGCTCCCTCAGCACCGTTTGCTCCTTGTGCTCCTTGAATACCAGTTGCTCCTTGCGCTCCTTGAATACCAGTTGCTCCTTGTGCTCCTTGAATACCAGTTGCTCCTTGTGCTCCTTGAATACCTGTTGCTCCTTGTGCTCCCTCAGCACCGGTTGCTCCCTGTGCTCCTTGAATACCTGTTGCTCCTTGTGCTCCTTGTGCTCCTTGCGCTCCAGTATCTCCGGAAGTTACAAAACTAACTAATACATCATCTAAATTAGCAAATGGATTGATACCAGAAAATGCTTGATTTGTTATATCAATTGTCCACCAACCGGTATTATCACTTAAATCGGTTATTTCAAACAACAAAAACTCAGTACTGTCAAATTTTTCGGTTATTCGAACGAAACCTTTAATTGGCGAATCGACAATTAGAATAGTCTGTAAAAAATTATCTATATTATCACCAGCATCATTCTCACTATCAATATACATTTCAGTAGAAATATTTTGCGAAGCATTATTTAATCTTACAAATCCAGTACCAGGATCTGTTGCGTTGGTAGAACTATCAAACGTATAATCAAATGTTGCTCCTCCAAAATTTCCATCTTTTCCTTGAGCCCCTTGAGCGCCTTGAGCGCCTTGAGTTCCGGTTGCTCCTTGAAAACCCTGAGGACCAAGTGGTCCAACTGGTCCAATAGCTCCAGACGCACCTTGAGCACCTTGAGCGCCAATTGGCTTACAACAAGTTACATATTGATTATATTTTTTGTAATTTGGATAGGACATAAATGTATATATTTAATATATAATTATATTTAATTACTGAAAACTAAATATAATTAAAGATAAACTATTGTTTCACTAAAATCTAGACTAGACTCTTTTGTTTTATTACCATTCTAGGATTTTCTAAAATTTTTACATCTCCTCCACATATATCAATTCCAACACGCCACTGATCCTCTATAAACGAGCTTTCTGGCGATGAATCGTTAAATACAAACATTTGTGGGCCAAAACAAAGTGTTTTTACAACCCCAGTTTCATTAATACTACGTGTGTCTAATAGTATTTCAGACGACCCAGCAACATTATCAAATACAAATGAGATACTCTCTGTTTGATTCAATTCAAAAGATACTTTTGCACTTACATATACTTCCATCAATGAATCTTTAAAATACCCTTGATTATTGCTAAAATCTATGAAATCGGTAGTAAATATTGGATTTGTACCAGTCAATACATTTGGGTCTAGATCTGAATATAAGGTGGGTATATTTAACGACAAATCATGTAATGTATCACTGAATATACCAATTGCACTAATATCTAAAACACTAGTAGATTCGCTGTAATTTCGCAAAACACGATTATTATAACTCGCGTCGTTTGTAACTATTGGATTTTTCGTAAAATTAACATTATTAGATACATCTAGATTTGTAGCACTTAAATCTATTGTTGTGAATGAAATATCGTAATTTGAAATTATATTTGAAATATCAATAATAGCAGAAGTATTCGCAGAAATGTCCAGGGTATTTACAGCTATAGCAGAAGTATTCGCAGAAATATCCAGGGTATTTACAGCTATAGCAGAAGTATTCGCAGAAATGTCCAGGGTATTTACAGCTATAGCAGCAGCATTCTTTGCTATGGCAGCAGTATTGGCGATAATTTTACTATTTAATTCACAAACAGCTTTATCAGTTCCTCTAGATCTTAAATAGCTACCATAATTATAATAGGTATCTCTACACGTTCCAGACATTTATATAATTACTTTATAAAAATTATATAAATTAAACAGTATGTAAATTAAACAGTATGAAAATGTATTTGTTTTCCGTTTATACAAAAACGATGTTACTTGGGAATAGGAAATGGTCGCTGATCTGTCTGAACAACCATGTGTTCAGGCATATAGACCGGCAATCTATCGAAATAAGATACTTCTGGTAATTTTGTTAAATGAGGAACAATCGGTTTTTCAGGATTTACTAAATTCGTAGAGTTGATACCAAACAAAGATGACTCGATTTCAACCGAATTTTTGGAAAAGGCTTCTCTAGGCATATGACTCGGTGTAATACCTAAACAAGGCATAGCATTCATATAAGCTCTACCGACTTGAGAATAGGTATAATCAGTGTATTTGGACGAATCTGTATAACTACGTTGTTGAAGACAATAATCATTTGGTGTATTTTTGTTACGTGTAGAAGCCATATTAATATAACATAATATATTTTTATTTACTAATAACTGTATTTATCCTTCTATAAGCGAAGATTATTTTGACATTTCTTTCATTCTCTCGTCTAAATTTTGTTTGATAGCTTTTTTTAATTCAATGATATTGTTTTCAATGGAAGTTTTTTGAAAATAATTATACAATAATTTATGAAACAAGTCCAAATATTCATATGAAAACAATGTTCTAAACATGAATTCCTTTGACATATATCCATTATATGTATGAAATTCAAACAATTCATCTAAAAAGGGTTCCTTTTCTAATTTCTTATAGATCGCTTCTATTTTTTCACCTATAATGGCTTCGTCAAATTCTGTTAAACCAAACAGCTGTAAATATTGGATTTGATACATTAATTCACTTAATCCTTTCTCATCTTCGTCTTCTTCTGTTATCATCTTGTATGTACAAATATAATCTAAATGTAGAATGCTCATTTACATAATATTATTCGTTTCGTTTAAACCTTTTTGTATTTATTGTTGCGTAATTTATTCTTCTAATATTGATTTAATATTGGTTAGGAGAGTGTCCGGATTTGTAATCTTTGTCTTTTTGTAACTCTCTAGAAGGAACACCTCCACGAATCCATCCCTCAGCCGCTACACCCTCGACTAAATTAGCAGGATTTGTTATAGAATTCTTAATAGAAGGCAATAAGGGATAATTCGAGTAAGGCATATGAGATTGTTCGGTAGTTGTGTTGATGCTCTTTTTATTAGTAATCATATCACCTTGTTGGATATGAGATTCTAAAACAGGATTTGACGAACCACGCCCCAAAAAAGGTACTGTCTTGAATGGACGCTCATATAGACTGATGCGGCACTTGGGATTAGTATTAATAGTACCAATAAGTAACTCAGAATTGGTATCAATATTACAACCACCGGCACCTACTTGGAAACCACCTGTGAAATTAATATTAGGTTGTGTCGTAGCAAATTCAATAGGTCTTTTCATACCACAATCCTGAGAGAAAAAGTTCGTTAAAAGGTAATTAGATTGAGATGTATTTTGAATATTTTTTTGACTTAATCCACAACTATCGTCACCGATTCTTGATAAACTATCAAATGTAAAATCTTTTGTAAAGGCAGACATTTATATATATATATTTAATAATATTTTTCTTAAAGATATATTTAATATTTTGTTGAATTCTACAATTTATACTATATCTCTAGTTTTGTCCTACAATAGAACCAATTCTAGGATTATTTTTCATTAAAGCAAAATCATTTCCTTCTTTTCCTGAAACCATATCACCATAACAAAAGTCAGCAAATCCTTTTTGATCATTAGGTACTCGTGTATTGGCAGTAGCATAAAAATTATATTGACCAAAGTCTTCAAATTCAAAACTATCGCCTAAACTTGAAAATAATTTCTTCTTTATTTCAGGGTCATTATCAAAATTTGATACAACCATATTTTTAGTATCTTCATTTATTTCCTTCTCAACAGCTCTATTATAAGCTGGTGCGGCCATCTTTCGCTTAGGTTCATCTTGTATTTCAGGTAACAATACGTTCATTAATGGATTTTTTACGGTTGGATTTGTGAAATTACTTTTTAATGATTTATATACTTGAGGGTTTGTAAAACCTTCTACAGATGGTTCTTGTACATTGTTACTATTATTTCCGTCTTGTTCATTTTTATATTCTCTTGTATAATACAGACCGGTAATTACACCTAAAGTAATAATTCCTGTTAGTAAAAAATTATAATTCTGAGATACTAAAAATCCTAAAATAGTCAATAAAATCACCAGACGTGATATAGCATTTATTTTTTCATTTTTATTCATATTTGCTTTTGGCCATATTTGATTGATATGTCCCTTTTTAAATAATACTAATGGATGATTGAACCAAATATTAGTAGTTTCCATTGTTATATATATATTCTTAACTATTTATTTTTTTATTTTTTCCCCTTCTTTTTCTTTTTCTTGTTACTCGATTTCACAGGAATATCAGTTCTCATTGATTTTTCAGGCTTTTCGCCTTCTATTGAAAAAATCATCTGTTCCAATTCATCTTCTGTCAATGGTTTTACAGGCGGTAAATTTGCGAGCCGTGCTTGCTCTTGCGCCATTTCCAGTTTCTTCTGTATAGACTTTTGATTTGCACGTTGCATCATTGCTTCTCTATTTTCTGCCTTTTTCATATTTTGATTCAAAGCATTTGTCATGGCCCCCATGTTTAACTTTCCACCACCCATTAACCCACCCATATTTGCCATCATTTCGGCCATATCACCCATTCCACCACCACCTCCTTGTCCATTTGAACCCATAGCTTTGCTCATATTTGCCATTAATCCACTCATATCTCCCATTCCTCCACCACTTCCACCCATTTTACTCAACATGGATTGAATATCTCCCATACCAGGCATATCTTTCATCTTTCCTAACAACTCACCTGCTTCTTGCATCAGTTCGCTCTCTTTAATTTCACCAGACTTGATTTTACTGTCTAGTTTTCCTCCTACATTTTGTACTAAACTCATCAACTTTCCTGGGTTTTTAAACAAATTCTGAAATACATCATTGACAGAAGTAGCGTTTTCGGCATCGATGTTTAATTCCTCAGCAGTCTCTGCCGCAATTTCTTTTGCCAACTTGCCCAATTTTCCGTCTAAAAGGCCACTAATGTGTCCTTGAATATCATCCGGTTTCGGCAACTGATCCAAATTGATTCCTGATACATCAATTGGGCCATCATCCATCATGTTTTGTAAATTGCTCATGGCTTCTTCCAACTTGTTCTTCAAGTCATCTTCGTTGATTGCCTCAAATAATTTTGCCGTGTCGCCAAAAGAATCTTGTGAATTTACTTTTCCTATGACTGAAAACAATATGATTTGTAAATATTTCCAAATTGTTTCCTTAGTGTTATCACTAATATCCGTTTTCCATAAATCCTTGAAATCAATTCCAGGTAAAAATTCCGTATTGATTTCATCTTTTACAAACATTTCCTCATTCTTGTACAGAATATCGAAAAATCTCTCAGGGAATACTTTTTTGATATGTTCATATACATTTTGAATACTATCTTCGTCTCTCGTCTCTTTTATATTGTGTAAATCTAAATTTAGACCATCTTTAAACTCTGGGAATGTGAATAAAATATCATTGATCAAATCGTAAATTACCTTTACCAATTCTTCTGTAATTTCTTGTGGTTCTTGAGTATCAACGTTATCACTTGATTTAGACATCTATACATGAAATAATCACTTATGTTTAAATCAAATCATTAATTAATTGTTATATATTTTAGATAGTTGGTTCAAATTCTTCAAATATTGAAGTGTTTTCTTTCTATTGTCTGGTTCTAATTGTCTTAGAGGTTCTCTAATTTTATCAATACCTTCCATTACCTTATCTGTAGCACCTTCATCCATTTTTAAATCAGATGAATAATCTTTTGTTAAAAAATAGTCCAAGTTCTCGTTTTCAATTTCTGCTTCATATTTTAAACATACATATCTATACCATACAGATACAATCTTTTTAGGATTCGCTTTTCTTAGCATAAGAAGTCCTGTTTTTGAAGTCTTAATATCACGATTGTCCGGAAATAAAAATTCTACATCTTCTAAAAATTCTTCAAATTGATTATTAAATGCCTTTAAGATTGTTGTTTTATCCATTTTATTAACTTGTATTTTTATTTTTAAATATATTTATCGCATATACTATAATTATATTCATGATTGTTGAGGTTAAGTTTATTGTTTAACAATTCTTTGGATTCTCGTATTTATTTGCATATTTACATATTCTCGTATTTACATATTTATATAACATGCAATTATTAATATTGAATCCAAAGAATGGTAAATGGTGTCAAGTAATGAGCACTTGTAAAAACTGTATATGTATCGACGAAAAATCGCTACATAATTACAATAAACAATATTACAAGCTATTACCTATACATATTGACGAATATGTAAAATATAATGATTTAGAAAATAATGTTTTTAAAAATGGTATTGACAATATACATCTATGTAATAACAAAAGTAAATTTACAAAGTACATGTTACAAAAATTTCCAATTCATATTCCAAAAACGTACTATTATCATTTTGACAATGAGACGTTTCTGAATATGGACCCTATACAACTAGAAAGAAATAAAATGATACTAAAACCGAATGAAGATATGGGTGGTAATGATATTCGTGCAATTTATACATTTGAAAGAAACGTGAAACCAAACTCTATCATTCAAGAGTATATCGATCACGATGAATATTTTGTTGGACATTTTCTAGTGTTTCACGGTAAGATACATACTCGCGTTTATTTCAAATCAAGCGAAATAAATAAGAATGGTATTAAATGTGGAGCAATACAAAATTATACTGATTTACATACGTTACCGATTGATGATAGCATCTTTTCGGCTATTTTTACTGATTTATCATATTCAGGAATAGCTGACATTGATTTTATTATAGATAATAATAAAATCATTATTTTCGAAATCAATCCTCGACCAGGTGGAAGTTTATTAACAGATTGTAAATATTTTAACATTTTTACAGATGAATTGCTACAATATACATCCTTAAATATGTAAAATTATAAGAATGACTTTTACATTTATACTCCTGGTGGTTTATTCATTTGTTGCATTCTCATATCATTGTTGCGCTGTTCTTCCATTTCTTTAAGTGAATTCTCACCCACTTTATCTGGACTCCAATCATCCGGAGGGGTTTCTATAGCAGTTTTGTGATCAACTGTTGCATAATTATACATTTGTCTCGCGCCGCCATTTCCTTTTGCTAATAATTCATCACTATCTTGATCCCAATAACTAAAATTATCACTCGCTACTCCAAAACCACCTACATTATCATTACCTATTGCAAATGCCATGGGTTCTCCATTAAATCCACTTGCTTTTGCATTGGCCATTTCTTCACGCGGTTTTATTTTATCAGTAATATCGTTTCCAAAAATCACTTGGTTGTTTTCCTTTAATAATAACATGGCAGGAACTCTTTGAACTTGGGGTGGCAATACGATTTTTTGTTGATTTTCTAAAACAACATACGTTCCACCATTTTGAGGATTTGTAACACGCTTATCGATACAAATAAAATGTATATCTTTCTTTATTTCACTGTTTCCGATAAGACGTAATACAGTTTTACACTTATCACAATAATTGCTATAGTACAATATAGAACTCATTATATTACTAAAGTAAATATATAACAAATATTTAAACTTATTTTTTACTAAATGTTTATTTATTAATGATATTACATTTTTTCTTTTTCTTTTCTTTCCTTTTATTTCATTTTCTTTTCTTGATTTATTAAAAAATTGATATAAAAATATAAACAATAATATGTATTATATATACTCAAGATGATGGATCCTGTTATTAAAATCAACTCCGAAGAAAGCAATACGCTAAAATTTACTATCTCCAATATAAATCATAGTTTAGCGAATTCGCTCAGAAGAATCGTGCTATCCGATGTCCCTACACTTGTTTTTAGAACTTTTCCACATAAAGAAAGTAAGGTAGATATTATCGTAAATACGGCTCGCCTCAACAATGAAATCGTCAAACAAAGAATTGGATGTATTCCCATTCACATTACCGATGTAGATTTTCCTTACCAAGAATACGTTGTTGAAGTCGATAAGAAAAATGATACAGACACTATTCAATTATTGACCACTGCTGATTTCAAAATTAAAAATATTTCCACTGATAAATATTTATCTGCTACTGCCGTGAAGGAAATCTTCCCACCTGACTCTATCACAGGTGATTATATTCCAATCACTAGATTGCGTCCCAAGTTGTCTGATAATATGGTGGGCGAATCTATTCAATTCAATGCTTATTTGGACATTGGAACTGCTAAACAAGATGGTATGTATAATATTGTCTCTACATGCGCATACGGTGCTACGATGGATACTGTAAAGGCAACTGATGTTTGGAATGATAAGAAAAAAGATCTGGTCAAGAGCGGTATGTCAGAAGAAGACATTGACCTCGATAGACAAAACTGGTTTCTTCTTGAAGCTAAGCGCAATATTATTCCAGATAGTTTTGATTTTACGGTGGAAAGTGTGGGTGTATTTTCCAACTTCTCTATTATTCATAAAGCATGCGATATTATGATTCAAAAATGTAAGAATATTATTTCCATGATTGAAAAAGGGGATGTATCCATTGAAGTGAGTGAAAATACTACTATTTCGAATGAATATACTATTACATTGAAGAACGAGGATTATACCTTGGGAAATGCTTTGGTCTATTTCCTATATGAAAAATACTACTCTGGTAATAAGACGCTATCGTTTGTTGGATTTCGCGTTCCTCATCCCCATATTCCAGAAGGTGTTATTCGTATGGCATTTGAATCTGTCAATGATGCTACAACTGTTTCACAGTATCTGACATTTGCCGCGGAAGACGTAATCAAAACATTTACAAATATTCAATCTAAATTTAACGAGTAAAATATATTCACTTCATTCAATACAATTCAAATAAACAATAAAAAATTTATATTTTTTATTGTTTTCCTATTTTTCTATTTTTGTTTCATCTATTTTTGTTTCATCTATTTTTGTTTCATCTATTTTTGTTTCATCTTATATTGTTATTATTATTATTATTATGCTATACTATTCTCAGTGTTAGTTACGTTATTCTCATTAACAATTACATCATCAACCGTCTTTTTACTATCCATATGATTCTTTCTCGCATCATAATTCAATATAAACATTTGCTTGGATGGATGTAGTCCATTGAAATAACGAATCACCACATCCTTATTAACATATTCATTGTTAGGTCGTAATAATTTCAAGTACATTTCATGATGAATTGCGAACATGTGTGTTTTAAACTTTTCGGGAAATTCCTTCAATTCCTTCTCCTTCTTGATATAGCAACGAATGTAATTGGTAAATAATTCGTTCGTATAGGCATGAATCATGTTTCTAAACTCATTAAATGGATTTTTATGCTCATTGTAATACCGCAAATACTCGGTCATCTTTCCAGACTGTCTCAACATCAAATATTGGTATTGGAGTTTAGGTTGATTTCCTCTTAATTGACGTACGTGTTCGTATGTAGGATTTCTGAACTTGTAACGTTCTCCCAAGTTATTTTTAATCATAACACCTACATTATCATAAGGTGTATTCATAGAAGCCATTGATTCTCTACAACTAGTTAAATCATTATTTGATTTGAGAGGAACACTCTCTACAATATTTACTGTATTTGACTTTAGTCCAAATTGTTCGATATCATTGTTAATAGGAACCACCTGAATCGTATTGTCACTCTCAATATGATATACACTGACCAAATATAGGGCCATGTTTTTGATCAATTTCACGATTCTGTTTCTTGGATGCTGTATTACAAAACTATACATGTATTTCTTATTTAGATCGTTTAAATCCAAACCGATAGAGGTACATACCTCATTAAACATGTAACTAAATGTATTTTCTTCCTTGAAACCATCCTCCATAAAGAAGCAAGTTCTACCACCTACGCTACTACGTGTAGCAATCTCCCAACTATTTGTTTCTGTTTCATAAAATACATTCATCATGGTGCCTTCTACAAATGTTTCGGCAACGTAATTCAAATCATTAGCATTGTTTGAGTCAATATTCAGTCCATCTACCGGTAAAGACTTGGGAGGCGCAAAACTGACAACTGTTCCATCATCCTTGAAAATAACCGAACGCACCATACCTACAGAAGAAACCAATTCCTTACTTAGCCACTCCTTGTCATACTTTAGAACGTGATAATTTACACCATTTTTATGTTTCCAAACATTATACTTCAAATTTAGTGATTTCGCAAATTCTTTTCTGTCCTCACAGTCACCACGAAACAAACCACTAATCTTGGGAATACTATTTAAGAAATATGTCATCTTACTTGTTATATAGTATTTCCTTTAATAGATTTTTTAAATCAATTTTTTCGTTATTCATAATAATTTCTACTATAAATATAAAGTAATGACAACAATATCTACTAATATTTATTTACAATTAGGAGATATTATTCAAATCGATGCTCCATCCAATTCAGAATTAAATCAACATACATTCCTAATTGAATACATTGATAATAAAAAAATAAATATTACTAGTGAAGATGACGATAAATACGTGTTAAATATAGACGACGAAGGCAAGTTGGGCGATGAAAGCATTCAGTCTATTTCCATAATAAGTCGTCCTGAATCGAGTGGTTATGCTAAGCAAAACAAATTACTTCCAGATACATGGGTAGATGTTTATTTCGGTGGTCAAGTACCGACTACCATTACCGGTAAAATTACTAATTTAGAAGAAGATATGATTGAAATAGAACTAGTAAATGATTCTACTGACAAAGACGATGAGTCTAATGAAAAAGAAACCATCTATATTGATTTTGGTTACAAGGGTATCCCTGAAGATATACCCATTGATAAAATAGTTATTCGCAATGCTCCTGAAATTGAGAAAAAGGTTACCATGGACAGTGATGTAGCACATGAAACAGGTATTAGCGAAAGCAAAGGTGATGATGAAATGGATTGGTCAGGAAAAGAAGATGGTGAAATATATGAATCATCTAAAGGAGATGTAGTAGAAACGACTATTCATGTTCCAGTCGATAAAGTAAAAACACAAATAAAGGATATTCTTTTAGAAGCAGACCAAATCGAAGTTGGGCCACAATTAGAAGCTATTACCCAAATTGTCGAAGTACCTGAAGAGCAAAAGAGATATGGTATTGAGACGCAGACAAATGAATTATTAGATGATTTATTAGCCTCTATTCCAAATGTTCAACGTACTCGCAGTGTATTGAACAATATACATATCATGATTGAACGATTCAAACAGCTTAGAAGTAAATTCTCTAGCTTTGACCAAAATGGTAATGCAAATATGCCTCTGTTTAAAGGATCCGATTATAAACCACTAGTCGATAAAGTAACCCATTTAAATTATAAATTGGCATGGATCTTACCAGTGGCGCAAAACATGAAAAAAATGTATAATTTAGATCATGGAGAGGACATTGAATCTTCTGATGTAATACCCATGACTCTTGCTCAGAACAGAATAAGTGAATTTGATATTCGTGAAATGTACAAGACGAATTCCGATAATTTTTCCACGTATATGAACAAAATAAATCCTTATCTAACACCATTTGATACTGTCGATAATACGAATGCTCTTACGGTTACAAATGTCTTGGAGAATTTCGACACAGTTATTGATAATTTGGACAAGTTTTATTCGTCTATTGCTAAAAACGATAAAATCAGACGAAAGCGATTTTTAATTACTCGTTATAATCTCGGACTTTCAAAATTACAGACGACCGAATTAACGTCGATACAAATGAAAACGAAAACAGTACCTATGACAAATAATGATTTGATGTCTGTTAAATCAATACTCACATTGCAAGAACCAGTTGTTCGCTTTTCAAATATTACGTTACCATCGACCAATATATACGATAAATCAAACTTGAATCTACATTTTTTGAATTATTGGCAATTGTTCAGAGAGAAAACTTCGATTACCACCAAATTCGTAGATAATTTGAATTCATCGGTCGAGTTTGAGGACGATGAAAATCATTATTTAAAAAGGAAAACCGAATATTTATTGAGCGAAGACAATAACGACCCCAATAAATTCGAGAAATTCCTTAAAATAATTATTCCCAAAACACGTACATTGTTTAATCTAGTTAAAAAACACATCAATGGTAAGTTGTCACTTGTATCTGTTGTAAATTATTTACAACCCTTTTTAATTTATTTAGATGATATTTCATTCAAACAATATGAAGAAATTACTGAATTTATTGAATTGAAAATACTGGATTACAAAAAACAATATGCTGAGAATAAAGAAGCTTTCTCCAATTTGTCTAGTGTAAAAGATTCCTTTGTTTATGAAACCATTTTGTACAAATTATTGAGAGGAAGAAAAGACATTGGTGATGTAATTATGAGCGAATATGGACTAGGTGGTCCTGGAAAACTATACAAAGGAACTGTTCCAAAAGAATCCGTATTGTCGTCTTCTGAGTTAATCAAATTTACGAATGAAGTAGATTATACGAAACTATTCAATACTTCCATGACCATTTTAAACATTGATTTATTTACTCCTTTTAATTTTGATGATTTATTGGAAGAGAAAAAAGAAGAGTATCAAACCGAATTAAGTAAAAAGGAAAAAGAGAACCGGTGTGCTCAGTATGTTCTGACAAAACGATACATTTCAATCGAAGACTTGAACGCGGATGATGATATACCTATTTATTTTGACAAGAAGTATGATCCGACTGTTTATGATATCATAAGTGAATACAAGGCTGAGCAAAGCGAAATGGAGGATGCTGCGTTTAAAACATTTTTAATTGACCAACTAATAAAAAATATTGGATT